ACTAGATCATGGACCCTCAGTGACGAGACGGAAGTTAGATCAGTTAGCTTTGAGGATGGGTTGCTGAGCATTACTCTTGGTAGGATTGTTCCACAGCATCACCAGAGAAAGGACTGGTTCTAAATATAATTGAATATCGTCGCCGCGAGGAGCACCTGGCAAAATCCAGGTTGACTCCTCCTTTTTTCTTTGCTAAAATTGCTTATGCCTGGAGATTCAATGACCGAAGAACCTAACGTTCACCCAGAGATCGCAGAAGTCAATTGGATTGATGATGCTTTCTATGTTGAAGAAACGAGATTCATGTGGAAGAGTGTTCGTAAGGACACTGGAAAGGATTTCCTGTTTGGATTAACAGAAAAGGCCGTTATCGAAATGACCCGTTGGCATCTAAAGTGTGAACAGGAAGGAACTCTTGATCAATACACAAGAGTTATTGGTGACGCATATGTTGGAGGAAAACTATGACTAAAAAAGAATTCAAAAAAACTGATAGTAAAGGTCGTGAAGAAATTTGGGAGTGGGAAGAAACTCCTGAGATGACTGCTGCTGTTGAAAGATTGCATGAAACTATCCGTAAAAACAAACAGCAAGAAGTTATTCGTGAACTTGAACTGAAGGCACCTGACTATGGAGTTGGTAAATGACTGTTAAACTTTTGCTTCTTAAATCTGGAGAAGATGTTGTTGCAGATGTTTCAGAGATGGTTGTGGGTGAAGAAGAAAATCGTCGCGTTGTCGGTTACTTTCTCTCTAAACCTTGCATTGTAAAAATGCAACAACCGGAGGTTCTTTCTGAACAGAGAAATGAAACTAAATCTGGTTACAGAGTTTCTCTCTTCCCATGGATGCCTCTCTCAAAAGAAAGCACAATTCCCATTGCTGCTGACTGGGTTATCACAATGGTCGAACCAGTTACTAAACTAAATGAAATGTACATGGAGGATGTTGTAAACAATGAGCAAACAAATAAAGCTGCTAGTGTTGACTAACGACACTATTCTTGTTACGGAGATTGAAGAGATTGGTGCTGACATTGGTCAACCTGATTGCAAATTGATCAACCCATTCACTGTTCGTATTGATAATAATCAAATTCTTCTAGCACCTTGGTTGCTTACAGTAACTAACCAAGATACAATTATGATGAGTTCTGACAAGATTCTTACCCTTGCAGATCCTAAACCAACTATCCTTGAAAAATACGAAGAACTGACTAAGTAATGCGTTTTTACACTAACGTTCAATTGATTGGAAATCAATTCCTGGTTCGCGGAGTTGATAATGGAAAACGGTATGAGCATCGTGATGAGTTCTTCCCTACACTGTTTGTTAGGTCGAAGAGAGAATCTAAATTCAAAACGTTAAGTGGAGAAGAAGTAGAACCAGTGCGACCGGGCACTGTTAGAGATTGCCGTGAGTTCTACAAAAAGTATGATGACATTGATGGATTTCCTATTTACGGAAATGATCGATACATCTACCAGTATATCTCAGAGAAATACCCTGAGGATGAAATCAAGTTTGATATTAGTCAGATCAAACTGGTAACTCTCGATATTGAGACCACTGCAGAGAAAGGATTTCCTGATGTAGAATCTGCGTCAGAAGAGATTCTTGCAATTACAATTCAGGACTACACCACTAAGCAGATTGTTACTTGGGGTGTTAAACCTTTCGTTAATAAGCAGAAGAACGTTACCTATCGCTATTGTTCAACAGAGCATCAGCTGCTTAGCGACTTTATCAATTACTGGATGCAGGATGTTCCTGATGTGGTGACTGGTTGGAACATTCAACTGTTCGATATCCCGTATATCTGCAAACGCCTTAATAGGGTGCTTGGAGAGAAGTTGATGAAGAGGTTCTCTCCATGGGGACTGGTAAGTGAAGATGAAACATATATTCAAGGTCGTAAGCACATTACGTTTGATGTAGGTGGTGTAACTCAACTTGACTACTTGGATCTATATAAGAAGTTCACCTATAAGGCACAGGAGTCCTATCGTCTGGACTACATTGCTGAAGTAGAACTCGGACAAAAGAAACTAGACCACAGTGAGTTTGACACCTTCAAAGATTTCTATACTCATGGGTGGCAGAAGTTTATTGAATACAACATCGTTGACGTAGAACTTGTTGACCGATTGGAAGACAAGATGAAGTTGATTGAACTTGCCTTGACCATGGCTTATGATGCCAAGGTGAATTATGGTGATGTGTTTTATCAGGTCCGCATGTGGGACAACATCATCTATAACTACTTGAAGAAGAGGGACATTGTTATTCCTCCGAAGAACAAATCTTCTAAAAATGAAAAGTACGCAGGTGCTTATGTCAAGGAACCGATTCCAGGAAAGTATGATTGGGTTGTCAGTTTTGACCTTAACTCTCTCTATCCTCACCTTATTATGCAATACAATATTTCCCCAGAGACACTTCTGGAGGAACGGCACCCAACGGCAAGTGTTGACCGAATCCTTGATGAGGAAATAAATTTTGAATTGTATAAAAGCAATGCAGTTTGTGCTAACGGAGCAATGTTCCGTAAGGATGTTCGTGGGTTCCTACCAGAACTCATGGAAAAGATGTATGGTGATCGAGTAATTTTCAAAAAACGAATGCTTCAAGCAAAGCAAGAATATGAAAAGACACCAACTAAAGCACTGGAGAAAGAAATTGCAAGATGCAATAACATCCAAATGGCTAAGAAGATCTCTCTTAACAGTGCTTATGGCGCTATCGGTAATCAGTATTTTAGGTACTACAAACTTGCCAATGCAGAAGCAATTACGCTCTCTGGACAAGTGTCTATCCGATGGATAGAAAACAAGATGAATCAATATCTAAATAAACTGTTGCAAACAACAGAAGAGGATTACGTAATTGCATCTGACACAGATTCAATTTATCTTAATCTTGGACCTCTTGTTGATAA